TCAATGCACCTTATTATAATTGAGTATTGCCTGTACGATAGCTTTTGCCACTTTATCCCTGTTGGCTTTATAAAGCTTTGCATCGTCAGGGTCAGATACAAAACACACCTCAATAAGAAGTGCCGGCTTTGATGTCTTATTTAAAACCCACAATCCCAATGTTGTTTTCACACCTCTGTTTCTAAAACCAATCTTAGAAAGCTGATTGCAAATTCTCTTTGATAAATCCCCTTTAACACCTGTCGTATCTCTTACCCATACTTCAGTTCCCATAGTCTTTCCGTCAAGTATTCTCTGATGGTCTGCTGAGTTGAAATGGATTGAAATGTCAATATCCCTTGTCTTGGAATTGCATTTTTCACAAATCTTTCTGAGCACATCTGTCTGACTGGTTCCATTGTTTACTGTACAGTCATATGCCTTGATACCATTCTTTTTCAAAAGTCTTATTACCTTTTTGGTAATAATTCTGTCCTCTCTGCTCTCGTCAATATAATCACTTGCACCACAGGCAATCTTACCGGCCGGATTATGTCCTCCATGTACTGTAACTGCTTTTATCTTACTCATAGTCTTTTTCCTCACTTTCCGTGTACTCTACACTCTTATTTATGCTATTCTTCGCATTTTACTTCTGGAAGTCCTGCAACTGATGTCAGAATACTTACAACTCCGGCTACTACCGCCGAAGATACTGCAAGTTTCCAGTCAACACCTGACACGGTACTTCCAACTGCTATCACTGAAACTGCCGTCTGAGCCATTGTTTTAATCGCTCTAACCGTAGCAGATTTCACCCATTTCTGAGTATCAACACTTACCTTAAACACACAATTCTTAAACATAAATAAAAACCTCCTTATTTCTTCTCTAAATCCTCTATTCTGTGATTTGCTACTTTTATATCTTCCGAATTTAAAGCCACAGATTTCTCAAGTTTATAAACCCGGTCGATTACCTGATTATGTACATCCTGTTTCTTTTCCAACTGCTCTAAACGATAAGCTACAAGAGCAGTCGATTTTTTATTTGCGAAATATGCTCCGCTGGCTGTTCCAATCATTGAGATAACTGCTATTATTATTTCTATTGCGTATGCTGCCATTTGTGTCTCCTTTCCTGCCATTTTAGGCATAAAAAAAGAACAACTCTTCACTTTGCTCTCATCTTATGCCAAATCTTTAATTGTCACTAACACTTGTTGTTACATTATCATTCACTATATTACTCAGATGTTATTTGCTTATACTCTTCAGATGTTATGTCCCCCTTATGGACAAAAATTTTCAGATCATTGTTATCATAATAGCCCTGGCCATAATATTCATTGATAATATCAAACATTAGATATCACCTCACTTTCTGAATTATTAGCCTGCTGGACATTTAAAATAAAAACAGGGCAGTGCAACGCCAATTAATTACACCGCCCATAGCCGAAACTTGATATGCCGATGTTTTTATCGACATTATTATTATAAGACTATTCGAGGGGATTTTAAATAGTTGTCAGACGATAAAATGCACTAAAGTATGTCATTATTCGACAAAACCTTTAGTTCTTCTTCAATCTCATTTACCCTGTCCCTCTTGTATATCCTATCGTTAATTTGACTTCCGATATTCATATATGTTTCCGTTGCCCAGTTCTTGATACAAACACCGATTTCTTCGGTTTCGCAGTCCTGTAATGCAATAAGCAACTTCTCTATAGCTTTCGCCATACGCCAGTCACCACACTCTGAGGTGTTCTGCTGTAAATCAGAGTGTAAACATCTGAGTTCACTTTCCAACTTATTTTGTTTTTCTTGCTTTCTCATCATTTCACGGTACTGCATTTCGGTTTCTTCGTCCATGCCATTTTCCGAAGTGTTTATTGTTGTATAGTCCATTATCTTACCTCCGTTTTAAAGTTCTTCAATACTGCCATATTTTTTTCTCTCTTTCGTAAAATTTTGTACCTACATCCCCGCCCACAAGGGGCGGGGATTTCGGATTCGCTACGCTCCGATTACAAAGCGAGGACGCACAGAGCCCCGAACATTGCTCGCACCGCTGTAGTCCGCACGGCCAGTAATGTCACAATTGCAAACATAAGCACCCGTGGCCATATCCTTTAGCCAGTACCAGCTACTTCTATTGTCCATAGCTTGTCTGTTGTGAGTAAACAACGGCATCTGCATTTTTGCGTTTCCTGTATCATATCCACTAGAACTCCAAACTGTAGACCCGTAGACTTCAATTTCGCTCATTAAAATAGCTTGAAAATTGCCCCAAGCCCAGCTGTTAGAACAACCAGTGTTGCTACCAAATCTATTATAACCGCTTTCATTTACGCCATTGCTACATAATTCTCTCGTGGTTTTTAAGTGTGAACCAAATTCGGCGTACAATTGTTGATTTATAGTAGCATCACTAGCAGTAGAACCGCTCGAAGTAACTGCTCCTAATATACTTGTATTCATCTCAGAGCCTACATATCCACCTACCGTTGTATTTGTACTGTTCATTCTATGTTTACCAAAATGCTGTACACCACCAAATCCCTGCCCTGCTGTCATAACTGCATGGTGATAATTCACAGCTATGTTATCTCCATTGCCTTGTAAGGCATCTAAACCGATGATTGTTACATATTGCGACCCTGTCGTAGCCGTCGAGCTGTCTTGATTCGGGCATGTGATAGGTCTTGACATTTTTATATAATCGCCTGCATAAATGTCCTCAAATAAATCAAAACCATCTGTACCGTTTAATCTTTTATAGAATGTTCCGTCTGTGATATATAATGTAATGTCTTTTGGAACTATTCGGGGCATATTATGGGTGACGGTTTGAGATAATATACCAATTTCTTTTTCTATATCATTTACAGCTTTTGCTACCACTTTGTTTGCAACAGGATTAGACGATGTAGCCGACAATGAAGTGTCAACTTGCGTTCCTTTAACATACAAAGCCCAGTTCGTCCCATCGTTTGTAGGCGTTATGCCTGTTACTGTTTTTAAAGCTATGTAGCCGTTGTTATTGTATTCAACTGCATCTAACCTTTCGTATGTTATATTACTTTTATACTCACCCTTAGGTATTATTACTATTCTTCCTGCGTCTGCCATATTTAATTTACCTCCCAGTTTAAATGTCCGTTATCTGCCACTTGAAAAGTAAATCTTGCTCCTGTGTATTCAAGATGCCCTGTTTCAAAGTTTACTTTAAAAGCGGCTTCTGTTTTACCAAATGCATCATTTATCTTGTCTATTTGACTGTTTCCGGCATCTTCAATTTGTTTTAAATATGATGGCACATTTGCACCTACTGTTTCTGCTTTTTCTGAATAATACTTTGCATTGTCAGTATCTTCCCCATCACGGATGCCACTTTTACCAATACTATACGATTGTGCCAGTTTTGCGTCCATATCAGCAGTTATAACGCTCTCAGATGCGCTTTTCGCACTCTCGGACGCTTCTAGCTCAGACTGTCTCGCTTCTTCTGCTTTCTGACCTGCCAACTCTGCCGCCTTATCGGCTGCTTGTTTACTTTCCGCTGATTTTTCACTATAATACTTTGAATTATCTTTTTCCTCTCCTTCTCTTACTCCACTATCTCCTATCGCATATGACTGTGACAGCTTTTCGGCTTTTTCTGCATTTATAACACTTTCTGATGCACTTTCTGCATATTTTTTTGCATTATCTACATATTCAGATATATTCGCCCCGGAATCTTTTGCAGCATCTGCATATTTTTTTGCTTCCGCAACATAATCAGTTAAAGCTTTAATATTTTCTTTCTGTCCCACTGCTGAATATGCTGGATTTTCTGTAGCCTTAAGAATAAATGGAAATGTACTCACAACTAACTCTTGAGCCGTATTTGAAAAACTTATGCATAATTTCAAATCCCCCGCCTCATCTGTTTCATTTTTAGTTAAATGTGCTGTAACTATGTTTTTATTAACACTACATTTAATTGATATAGCCTTATGCTTAGCTGTTTCACCCTCACATACACACAAATCAAATTCTCCGGAATCTGCTATAAACAGCTCATCCCCATTTAATATTGTACATACAAGCGTCGGCGTATCTCCCTGCATACAGTTTATTACCGGTATTACATTGGCAGATTTAACATTTAATGTAACTGGTATTTCCATTTGCGTCTCCTTATTCTGTTGCTGATTGATTTGTTTCTATGAGACTATATACATATGTATCAAACGCCGCAAAGTCTTTTAATACTTCCTCTTTGTTTGCATTGAACAACTCTACATTCTGAATAGCTTTCCCAATATTAGGTGCACCGCCGACTGGAATTGAAGCGTTCATGTATGCTACTTGTTCTTCCTTACCGTCAACTGTTAATACACATGCCCCTGTTACCGATACCTGTTTGTTTAATCTTACCATTTTATTTTCCTCCTAAAATCTGTTGTTTTAATATCATAAATTCACCTTGTAAATTTAAAAGTTGAAATTGTAACTGCTGATTTTTTTCTATTTCCTGCTTCAAATCTCGCTTTAAGCACTGGCAGTATTTTGTAAGAGGTGCTATAAATTCCTCATATCTCAAAGCGGCATATTCCTGTTTATCTTCATCTATCTTTACTGTTGCATATGCGGCAAAATTTTCGGCTGTTCCTAAGACTTTTTCGGCAGTCCGTTTAACTTCATCCGCTATAAATCCGCTATGAGTTCGTTTGCCGTCTATCATTCTATATGTTGACGGTTTTAAGTCGTCTATAAGGTCGTTTGCGTACTGTTCATCTATTTCATTGACGTTTGTTTTTAATCGTCTGTCTGAGGCTGTAAATGCTCCTGTGTTCGTTGTTACTGAACTGTTTAAAACATCTACCGCAAATAAATATCCGTTAGATTGTTTATGATCTTTAGAATAAAAACCAGCAACAGACAAATCACAATATCCACTATTAGTAACCGGTGGTCCCGAGGTAAATTCACTCCCTACTTGTATTCCACAAATAAGTTTTCCTTGCCACAGAGCTATCTTATAAGGCCATCCTCCAAGAGCATAATTTGTGCCTGAACTAGCAAATGTGGCATTTGTTTTTGAATATATACAGTCGTTTGTAAACTGCCATCCACCTATTGAGCCTATACCATTTCCATCTAAAGTAAAATTGGTACTATTTACAACAAGCCTGTTAGAATTAAGTGTAATCTGCTCTGATGACTGATTTATCTCACTACATACCCCACCCACAGAAACTTTACTGTCTATCTGATTTTTTGCCCATGTTGTCGTCGTATAGCTGCTCATACCCGCAATTGTTTGATAATTCCCTAGTGTAGCTTTATCGGCTTTCAAACTAAGTTCTGAAGATTTAGCATAATTGTTCATTCCATCCTTGGTTTGATATATTTCTGACACTTTAGCATTTATCTCTTTTGCTGTCTGTTTTAATTCTGAACCTGTTATATAATCGCCATCAATAACTCCGACTTTTGTTTTTATTTCATCAACCGTCTGACTAATCAAAGAAAATTTCTTTTTGTTCTCTTTGTCTTTTTCATAAAATTCTGATTTCAAATTAGTGCTGCTTACATGAAATGCCGACATTTGTACCTTTTCTTCTCTTCCTTCTTCATCCGCTGTTAGACAATATGCCGTCATTGCTCCACCATATTCAAGTTTTATCGCATATATTTCGATGCTTCCTGAATCATCTGCCGGAGTAAATACAGGCTTTCCTTTTTTGCTGTCATATGTAAAATCATATTTCACTCTCGTTGCTTCTGAAAACTCATACACATCCCCAACTTCAAGGCCAACAGGATAATAAACCATTGCTCTGCCTTTTATATATGCTGATAATGTATATACTTTCCCATCTTCCGGCATAAATGAATTATCAATGTATGAATAACTACCTGAAAGTCTGAATATCTTACATTCATAATGTTTATGTTCTCTATCCCACTGTTTTTCACCAACTTCTGAATAATTTCCAACAAATGACCATCCATCTTTCATTGTTTGACTGTCATAATAAAGGTTATATCCAAGATCATCTAAAAGCTGTGATTCAATCCGGTTAAAAGTAACATCTAATGTCTGTCCCGTAGGATCATAATTTATTGCGCTGGACTTTATCGTTTCAGTTCCATTATTTATTTCTTTTATCAAAGACGGAAGATTTATTTTCTTTGCATTTATATTTGCGTTATCATCTACCATCTTGTCATTTATAAGACCATCCCTTATTGCATTTTCAGTAATTCCACCTTCGCCCCAGAGAACATTTCCATTTTCATCATATATTATGATTGTATAGTTGTCGTTTGCATCCTTGCCAATCTGAACTCTTACCTGTTTTCCGTCAGATATTTGCATTGTTGAATCTTTCAACACCATGCAACCGTCTTTAGACTGTATCTGTACATCATCCGTATAGATTTGGCCTGCAGCTATCTTATCAGCAGACAACGATTCAATAAGCGCACTTGTAATAACACCATTGCTCATCTTCGCAACAACAGAATCTGAAAAGTCCGATGTAATTATTGTATTCCTGATTGTGTCAATAATGGCCGAATCCGATGTAAGATTCTTTATATTTCCTACAGCAGCTGTTATATTATCTGTTGTTATTGTCTGAGCAACAATATTTTTTATAATTGCGTCTGTAGCTGTAAGACTGTCTATCTGTGCCACTTTAGCAACCAGGTTATCTGTCGTTATACTTGAGGCCTTTAAATCTTTTATCCATGCCTCTTGCGCCGCCAACTGCTTAGTTACAACGACATTCTGTGTATTGCTTTGGTCTACAATAAGGCTTAATTTTTCACCGGTTACTGCACCAGCTATAGAACCTGATGCTGTAGCCGCCGTCGTATTTCCCACACTGAAGCTGTCATTTGCAGGATTGTCAAGACTTATTGTCTGTTTATTTACCCTTAACATGACACCATCAATACCAAGCAACTTAGCATTAACTTTGTACCAGTTTCCAACCTTGATTTTTTCTTTTGTATTATCAAGAAGATGTGGGTCTATTGCCGATATTGTATAGCTGCTGTATGGCTCAGAATAAGCTTCAATATATTTTTCCGCTTCTTTCAAGAGTTCCTTTGGCTCTTTGATATCCTCATACAATATTGTACGCTGAATTACTCCATACAAATTTTCATTCTTTGAAAGATACTTCTTTCCACTATTTACAGAGGCTATGCTAACCCTTTCAAGATTATCCTCATCAGTATAAACTTTGGTACCAAGTGGAAGTATTCTCGTACAAAGATTACTCATGTCCTGCTCACATGAATAAGATAAAAGATTGTTTCCAATTTCTATTACACTATCACCACATATCTTTCCAATCTTTTTTGAAACTGTCAGCTTGTCCGGTACCGCTTTTCCATCAACAACCTTATAAGAAAGTAAAATCTCCCAGTTGTATTTTGAAATCAATGCTGAAAATTCATCAAATGTCGTTCCTCCGCTTGTTGATAACTCTGCTTTTTCTGTATCTGTAACAGTCTGGTCAAACTCTATTTGAAATGTATGCTGCGGTACACTGCTGTTATGTCTTTTAATAAGTTCCTTTGCCATATCAACAGGTGACATATTAAACGGCTCAATATCTGTACTACTATCCTGAAGGTAAGCAAGATACCCCTCACAAGTAACCTGCTTATAAATAACTCCATTGTTATCCATCAACGGAACAGCCTTTAGAACACGTCCAAAAAACTCTACATCATTATCATCAATACACTGAATTTCAGTAAGACATGGTACCAACATTTCATATCCGGGATTATCCGGATAAATATCACACGACAATGAATCAATACAGTTTAATTCTCTTGATATACTTCCCGACAATTTTCTCTGCATATCATCCGGCTGCATATTATGAATAATTTCATTTTTAACTGTTCTGTTTTCAGTTTTCTTAAAAATTGTAATAGTCCTCATATAGTCTTTTCACCGCCCTCTTTTACTGAGTACATATACGGATCTGCCTTAAATGTAGCAGTAATAATACAAGCTTTTCTCGTTGATGCAGATGCATCAAAGGAACTGATTTTTGCTTTAAAAAACTTCTCAGGCAATGCACTGTCAACAAATCTCACCTTACCAGCCTGAGCATACAGCCAATTTGCGACCTCATTTTTAGACTTCTCAACCTCTAATCTATCTATACACTTTTTCCACATCTTTACTGTGATAGTTCTGTCATCGTAAACTTTCAATCCAAGTAGATCATATACATCAATTGTCGAGTCACGAAACGGAACCGTAGTCTCAGAGCTTCTAAAAGAAGGATATCCTATATCTATACTCTCTACTGTCATTCCCTTGTTAGATGCCCTTATGTCATTAAACGAAAAATCACGCATTTGCTATCCCCCTTCTCGTAAGATTAACCTTTGCCCCCTGTAACATATCCACAGTGTTTAATGCAGCTTTTCCAACCACATTTCCATCCATTTGAATCGTAAGATTTAATTGCTGATTTGATTTTTGTAAACCTGATGCTCCTGAACTTACATCTGGTACCGTTGTTGGAAGGTTTCCGGTAATAATGTCTGCAAGTCCCTGTGTTTCCCTTTGCAATCCCTGTGCAAAACCAAGACCTGTATATGCTCCAAGTTCAGCCATTACTTTTGACGGTGAATGTATTCCAAGGTTTTTCTTAACCTGCTTTACCGTCTGTCCGGTAAGCTTCGCTATAGCCTTATATACATCATTACTTCCTTTTTCTATACCATTCGCAAATCCTTTTGTAACATAAGCACCTATTGATTTCATCTCTTTATTGTAAGTTTTCTTAAGTTTTGCAATCTTAGTCTTATATTTTTTCTCAAGATCTTTCATCTGCTTTTCCGTTGATTTTTTCAAATCTTGATTTTGCGTTACAGCTTCCTTTTGTGCTACAACATTTTTTTGACTATATAACTGCTTATACTCTGCCCATTGCTGGTCATTCATCTTTGTAAGAGTTTCAACATCACCTGCAGAAGTCACACCAAGACCTTCTATTTCTTTCATCATCTCATCTGATGCTCCTCTATTGCGAAGTATCTGCAAATTTGTACGCCATTTTTGAAGTGCATCAACCTGACGTTGTAAATTCACTACAAGACCGTTTTCATCATCCGTTTTTGACAGACTAACATCACTAAAAATACTAAAACTTGATGTGATAGATTCCTTAGTTGACTTCACCTCTTCGTTATATGTATTTTTAAGTTCTTTCAACTCTGATTTAAGAGTTGACATATACTCTTTATAACTTTTTTTATAATTACTTAAATACTCTTTTTTACTATTAACAAAATTATTTCTTGCTTCATAATACTGTTTCAAAGCCTCGGTATGTGCAGATGTCCCTTTTTTCGTTGCCCTAACAACCTTATCCCAATACGTTTTAATAGTCTTTTCATTGTAACCATTGCCATTAGTCTTCAAATCTCTCATTTCAATTTTATTTTGAAGATTTGTAACAAGAGCCTGCTGTTTTTTCTCAAAAGCCTTTCTCTGTGCCTTAAGCTTTTTCTGACGCTCTTTCTGCTCTTTTTCCAGCTTTTTTTGATATGCTGCTCTCTGCTTTTCAAGACTTTTCCTCTGTTTTTCACCATTGTTAGTCACCTTATTTCTTGCAGCATAATATTTCTGCAATGCTCTTGTATGCGCAGTAGTCCCGGCATATGTAGCATTAACTACAGCTTTCCACCACTTTGCAATCGTAACATCACTATAACCTTTTCCATTTGTTTTCAGGTCTTTATTCTTTATTTTATCTGACAATTCTTTTACAAGAATATTTCCAAGTTGTTCAGCAGATTTTCCAACATTTTTGGAACTTGATTCAATACCCTGTATCAAACCATCAACTGTATATTCACCAGACTTTTTAAAGACTCTTGAAGGTGAATGAATATCAAGTTTCTTTTTAAAAGCCTTATCAGCAGCATCACCTAAATTCTCATAAGCTTTAACAACCTCAGCTTTCTTTTTCTCCACTCCGGCAAGCAGACCATCAACACTATTCACTCCGGCATCTTTCATAAGTTTTGTTATCTTATTATTAGCCCTCTGTATAGCATCTAATGAATTTTGTCCACCCTTTTCAAAACTTCTCTTCATCCCAGAAGAAATATTTATACCAACCTTATTAAGCTTTTTCTGCATATTGTCGGCACGCTTCTGAATCTGTTTGTTTATAGCTTCATACGCAACCGTAGGATCATTCGGACTTCCATTTATTCCCTTGGTTATTTCCTCCGGAATATACGCACCCTGTTTTCTTGCATTAGTAGCAAGTTCCATCAATTTTTTGTTTATAGCAGTATTTAATGTGACTAATGCCGTCTCAGGTGATTTACTTCCACTTTTTAAACCTGCCGCAAGTCCCGCCGGTATTTTTGTACCTGTTTTTTTTGCAATACTTACAGAATTATTGAAAGCTCTCTTTGTGGCATCATCAACTTTTAATCCTGAGCCACTCATCTGAGCAACGGCAGTATCAAATGCTTTTCCAAGATTTTTAAATTCTCTCGCCGTTTTCTTTGCAGCATTGCCTGAAGCATTTGTTTTTTTCTTTTGATTATCAGTTGCCTTACTATACTTTTCAATGTACTTCTGTGCTTTATTGACATTTGAATTACAATCTTTAATTATTTTTTCCTGTTCTTTTATTGTTTTATTTAATTCAGAAGACGTTTTTTTATGTCTTTCCTTTTCTTCTGCATATTTGCTTAATGCTTCTTGTGCCTTTTGATATGTTTCACTGTAATTTTCATTGTAATTCATATTTCCAGCATTAGCCTTATACTCTTTTTCTAATGCCTTCTGTGCTGACTCTGCTTTTTTCTCTGCATCAGTTAATCTCTTTTTTGATTCTGCACGTTTCTGCGTTGCCTCCGCAAGTGCCATTTCAGCCTCATACTGCTGTTTATATTGCTCCTTTATATCAGTCTCAGCAGCCTGTGTCATATAAAGTTTTTTATAATTACTTATTTTAGCTGTTATCTGCTTATTAGATAATTTAAGTTTTCCTGTTTCTTCATCATAAGCATTGGCAAGCTCCGGAATTTGCTGAGATAATGAATTTACTATTGCTTTCATCTCAGATTTTTGAGCAGTGTTTTTATGTTCAATATTATTAAGTTCTTTCAGTCTTTCTGACTGCTTATCCACTGCCGCTACTTCTGACTCAGCAGATGAAAAACTGTCTTTTGCTGCCTTCACATTTTCCTTTATAGCCTTTGTCTTATCATTCAGCTTATCAATTTCTTTCTGATCTGCCTGAGCCGCTTTTTCAGTTTCACTTGTAGACTTTTTAGTCTGCATGGCAAATGTGACTATTCCGGCAGTAAGTGTAGCAAGTGCTGTTGCCGCTAACAAAATAGGATTAGCCATAAGTGCTGCACCAAAAGCTGTAATTAGCGGAGTTACGGTCTTTACCACTGTAACGCCAACAAATGCTGTTGTTAATGCCCCTAACGATGCTGTAAGCGAAACAACCGCCTTCACTACATCCGGATTTTTCTCAACAAATTCCATAGCCCACGAAATTGCTTTCTGACCATGCTGGTACATTCCGTCAAGAGACTCATTAAGCTGTGTTCCGATAGCAATCTTTAAATTCTCAATGCCGTTTAACATCTTTTGTTTAGCTGTCTCTGATGTATCAGTCATCTTTTTATAAGCCTCATCAGCCGCACCGGTACTATTCGTCACCTTTTTCAGAGTATTGTTATAATCCTCTGTTCCTGTCTTTAAAAGAACTGTTGCTGCAGTTGCAGCTTCCTGACGGCTGAAAAGATTTGAAAATGCTGTTGCATCACCGCCAACGCTGTCACTTAATATCTGAATAACATCACCAAGCGATTTTCCCTCTGACATTAACTCTGCAAATGATTTGCCGGTTTCTGTCTGTAATGTCAATGCGACCTTTTGTCCCTGTTTTGATAGTTCTTTCATAAGAGACTTAATATACGTCGTAGACTCACTTGTTTCAATACCTCTTTTAGTAAGCTGTATATATGCCGTTCCCAAGTCCTGCAATGAAACGCCATAATTAGCCGCATTGGTAGCAACTTTACCAATACTTGATGCCAGCTCATTAACCGATGTTTTACCTAAGTTCTGTACTGTCAGGAATACATCTGATACCTCAGACGCATCTTTAACCTTATTTCCATAAGAATTAAGAACCGTTGTAAGACCATCAATTGCCGTTGTACTGTCTGTAAATCCACCTTTTGCAAGTTTAGTGGCTTCACCTACTGTTTCCACCGCCTTTGATGTATCAACACTCGCTGATATAGCCTGATATGTTGACTCAGCTATATCCGTCACCGCCGTTCCTGTCTGTGTAGACAGGTCAAGCATCTCCTTATTAAGTGTTCCCATCGACTTTTTCGATGTATCAGCAATCGTACTAACCTTTGCTGAAGCTGTTTCAAACTTCTCAGCACTCTCAGAACACTCATACAATGATTTTGCTATGTCCTCGACCTTTTCTTTTATTCCTGACGCAACAATCTGGTCTGCAAGATTATTAAAAGCCTGTCTGTTACTTTCTCCAAGCTGTTCAACACTAACCCTTACTTCCCTGACTGATTTTCCATACTGGTCTATTGATGTTGCACAGCCATTTGCCGAGTTTTTAGCCTCTTTCATATACTTATCATTTGTATTCAAGGCTCTGCTTGCCCTAATAGTCTCAGCTTCCGCAGTGTTTAACTTCTTATTCCAGTCCTGTACTCTATTTCCGGCAGCTTCATAATTTCTCTCGCCTTTTTTTATTGCCTCTGCAAGTTCATCAATGGTTTTCTGCTGTTTATCAAGTTCCGCATCCGTGGCTGTTCCAGATTTCTTCATTTCAGCCATTTCAGCCTGTGCGTTTTTATATTCTGCCCTTAACTTTTCAAGACCGTCTGCAACTTTTTTCTGCGACTCAGCACTATGCACATAACCGGCTTTTGTTGCATCGAGTTTACTTCTCTGTCCCTGAAGCACCTGAGAAAGAACTTTATGCTTTGCCTGAAGTGCTTCAAGACTGTTCGCATTTTCGGCATACTTCTCTTTAACAAGACTAAGCTCTGATTTCATTCCCCTAAGCTGTCTATTACAATCCGTAACCGCTGCTTTAAACTCTTTCTCACCTTCAAGCACTATTGAAGCACCAATTTTATTTTTATTCGCCATCTTATCACTCCCAAAACCTAAAAGTTAATGATTTCTTCTCTTTCCTCTGCACTGGTTATCATCCTCTCATAGGTATTTGCTGAACCTCCTGCAAACATATTGCAGATTGAAGATGCAAGCATACTCATTTCAAGGTCAAATACATTCTTATATTCATAGTACAGATCAGAAAATTCCCCGATTGACAGAAAATTACATTCTGTCTCAGAGCATCCCAGTTTTGTCTTTGCAATCAACTTATACCAGACGAAATTTATTCTCCCTCCGTCTGGCTCTCCGAGTTTTTTTCATCGTTCTCATTTTCCGGAAACATTGAGCCTGCATATGTGGTAAAAATTTCTGTTGCAAGTTTTGCCGGATTAGAAACCGCATACACAATCTTTTTATCAGGAGCTTTCTTCCCTGTAGCCTCTGCCCCTTCCTCAAGGAAAAGCATTGTAGTATCAAGCAGCACCTGATAATCAATTTCATCCAAATAGTTTTCACTTTTCTCAGTATCTTCACTTCGTGAAAATATCTTATTTTCAAACTCTTTCAGACTTCCATACCGTTTCTGAAGCTGTGCAAGTGCTCTTATTCCACAACAAGACGGATAAGTCTTCCCATCAATGCTCAGATTAAATATCCTCATAACCTCACCATCCTCTCACATCAAAATATGCCGCACTGCTATAGCAATGCAGCATACAACTTTCTTTCAAAAAAATAAAACTACTCCGCTGTCGGTGTAAATAATGCTTTAAGAGCAGCTACGGCATCAGTCTCAGACTCAACAACAGCCGTTCTTCTGTAAAGTCCTGTCTGCTCATCAGGATAAATAGTACCTACAACAGAGGGCGTTGTATATTCCAACTTTTCCTCTTTAGTCTTTGCATCAACAGAATACGGTGCAAATTTAACTTTCGGATAAAAAACAACTTTATACTTTCCACCATTTTTCTTACTGATATAACCAAATCCTACCGCTATAGGCTCATCATTGCTTGTAGCATCATATACATCAACTGTTTTCGAGTCTCCACCACTTAATGCAATGCTGTTTTTCTTCTGTCCAAGAAGCGGACCAAATATAGCAGGATCATCATCATCAATACCAAGCGTTATATCACCACCTGTTACTGAGCTGTCGCTGTCCTGCAATACATCGTCAGCATAAAGTTTCGCATCGTTCGAGTTCAAGTTTTCCTTGAACTCAATCGCTCCCGCAAGTTTGGATGGTGCTTTGTACTTACCATCCTTTAACTCACCATGTAAAAATGATTTTAAACCTACCTGTGCCATTTAAACCTCGCTTTCCGCTATGTTTGTCTCATAGCATATGTGTCTTTTTTTTACATCTCTCTCAACAGTATTTAAGGCAACTTTTGGATAAGAAAAACCGCTTAAAAATAAAGCGGTTTTAATAGCCTTTTGCATATTGAGATAATTTTTATTTAAAGGTACAAAAAGATGTACCTGAAAATACATTTCATTCACAGCCGGGTTATCATCTGCAAATCCGCCCGGCTTTTCTGCTGCCACATTGTAAACAATGTATGTGTCTGCATTTCCGTCATAAACATCCATAGCAACCTCTGTGCATACGGATTTCAAGGCAGTTTTCAAATCACCAAGAACACTCATTTTTCCTCCATCAACCACATAAAAATTTATTTATAACATTCATATTGTATTCTCCTATCCTGCTACCATAATCTTATCTAAAATCTTTCGTCTAATTGCATCCACGCCCTTTTGATATACAAGAGTTTTAATTGATACCTGTGGCTCACCATTCTTCATATACTTCTGCTCAATAACTCTAAACCAGCCACAATCAACATATCTCTGATAAGGAACATTAAACCTGTCTAAAATGCCCTCATTTCTTAAAAACTCAAAAAGATTATTTCTTCCATATCCCTTAATCGAAAGAACTTTCGCAACCTCATTCATGGATATAGCTGTTTTGCTGTCGGCTACTGCATCAAAAAACTCTGCCTTTGGTTTCAACTCCTCAATCTGCTTGTCTTTCTGTTCAAGCATTTTCTGAGCCTCGATAACCGCAAGTGCAATCAAATTATTTCCGCTTGGAAGCTGTGTCTGAATAACATCTTCCATCTCATGAAATCTGTTTATGTACTTTGCTGTAAACTCTGTACCTTTTATACCAGTCAGTTTATGTGCTATAAACTCGCAACCTTTCTTTGTGACAAGATAACAAGGTTTCTGCCTGTTAGACTTGTCTGTATACTGACTTTCTGTGAAAAAATCGGTGTGGGAAATCTTTCCCTCACCTAACTGCTGAACATATCTACGAATATCTTTCAGCAAGTCATTATGCTGTTTTCCTACCATCTCTGCCACTTCTCTACTATCAATATATTTCTGTTCTACTATTCCTGAATTATTCATATTCTTTTCTCCTATCCTGTTGATTTTTTCCTCGGAGTATCTTATACTTTCATTACAAGATACTTTCTTGTTGTTTAAAGACAATTCCAATGCTTTGCAGGCTGAATGAATTGTCTTTTTTCTTTTTTCACTTGCTATCCTTACAAGAATATTCAAAAAGACTTTTATTTTTTTCGTCTCATCAATATCCTCTACATATGTAACAAATTGCACAAAACTTTTCTCTGACAATCCAACTAAATTTTCCAACATCTCAAATGCCATAATCTCGTTTTTAACCATCTTTAATTCCTCCTTGTTTGTTTTATTATAGTTTTGTTATACACTATAGCAAAACATTTGTCAACACTATTTTAAATATTATGACACTTAGTTGAATATTTTTATATTTTATAGTATAATTGCACTTACAAGGAGGTGTTTATCATGAGCAACCCTATTCGTAACGAAATAAAGTCTTACATCGCAAAAAGCGGCATGACTTTAACGGAAATAATTGCTGAATATAACAAAACCCATGAACCAACAACCACACAAAACATTTCAAACAAATTAACTCGTGGGACAATAAAGTATAGCGAGTGTCTTGCATTGGCTGAAATCATGGGGTATGAGATTGCATGGGTTAAGAGGAGTTGACACTCCTCTATTTTTTATTTTCACAGCATCCTGTTAAAAACTTCCTGCATTTTCTCTAAAACCTTGTCCTCACTGCTATTCACAGCAGACTGCATAAAAGGTCTTGCCGGCTGATGACTGTTGCCGTATTCAAGTGCAAGTGCTTTCTGATAATTTCTAAATGGCTCAACTTTTCCATTTTCACGGGTGTAAGTAGATTTTGTTGAAGCCCCCTCCGCTGTCAGATAGCCGATGTATACACCATTTACAGTTTTCTTTGTCTTACGTTTAATAGAACTTATAAGTTCACCTGTATCCCTGTGTGGCTGCAACTCACTTTTGACCGAACTTTCATAAATCGGCAATGCCTCATCTATCATCTTTGGAGCTGCCTCATCAAATATATTTAAAACATCATCAAACATATTATCCGGGAAATCAAAATCAAATACTGCCATTATTCTACCTCACTGCATGACAATTCAATGTAATACTCGTCTGTACGGTATGTTCTTTCTACCTTGTACAATTTTTCATCATATTTCACATTATTTTGTCCTGAATAATCATCAAAAGCTACTTTAAAGACTTGCACAACCTTTTTATTATTTCTCAAAGCATTATAAAACTCACTCTGTCTTACCGACTTGACAGCACAAAAAACTTCCAGTTCCTCTCCGGGTACTTCCACCTCAAAACCATCCTCATCTTCTTCCTTTTCCCCTTCACTTATAAGAAAAAGAATATCATTCAGTGCTTCCATTTGTGTATTCACCCCCAAGCGAAAGAAAATCACGAAGTCCTTCAAATGCTTTCTCAAATCGTTCAGCCTGATTATCAAAGTTAAACTGCCACTTACAATACAATTCGCAAGCCTTAAATATAAGCATATCCTGTGTATCAGCACACGCTTTTTCTTCTGATATGCCTACTCCTCTGAGCAGAAGCAGACATATCTCAATATTGCTTTCAATCTCATCATCAAGGGAACTGTGCTTTATTCTCAGGCTCTTTTTGATTTTCTCTCCAAAATCCGTCAAGTATCACACCCCCTTGACTGCTTTTCTCTGGGCTTCAAGAAAACTCTCTATAATAAGACTTTTCACATTACCGCTAACACTATAGCCCTGTTCATCAGCAAGAGCCTTTATGTCCGATATAGTCATCTCCTCAAGCTCCTGCTCTGTATATGTTGAAATTGTGTTAGGGACTATAAGTTTTTTTGAATGACCTCAACAAGCGAATTGTTGTCAACGACCTTTCCATCTGACATCATAATAGCCTTTGTCATCTGGTCGTCTGTTTCATGATCTTCATAACGCTTAACCGTTACATTAAGATTAGTATTAAGCATATAGTCCTCCATACGGAACATAAAAGCTACTACCGTATCTGCTGAAACAGTTGAAGAAAAATCTGACATATACTCAGATGACACAAAGTTTACAGGTCTGCCAAGTATTCTGTACTCAGGCTTTCCGGAAACTCCGGCATTAACACGGGCAATAGGCTGGCCGCTTGTATCTGTCATAGCTGCAATCTGATTAAAGTATGTACTCTTAGTCATATACCATTCAGCAGACTCATAAGCAGCCGGAAGTTTTCCCTCTGCATCACATAAGTTTTTAAATGTAATATCCTTACCCTTTGCAATTTCAACTTTCTGCCCCTCTACTACTTCAACGGCATCTGACAAAATACCCTCAGGCTGATTTGCAGATGCACCCTCTCCTGCAATAATAGCCTTTTCTAATGCCTTAACCATTGCCTCTGCGATATTGCTTGTAAGAGTTCTCTCAAACACATCAAGCGTTACGGTATCAACAGCGATTGAAACCGCAACAACACACTTTAACTTGAAATAACTGAAAGTGATAGAGCCAAGTGTTTTCTTCTGCTTATCTGTCTTTCCTCTTTCAGTAGTCCATGTTGCAACAGGTTTCGCAGCCGAAGTAGGGACTGTCGCACCGCCTTTGTAAAAGGTTCTTGTAACCTTGTTAAGTATGTCACCTGTCTTTTCCATTTTCTCAACAATTTTATTAAGAATTGTATTCGGAATAACTGCACCCGTATCTGAAGTAGTTGTAACTCCATCACTATTCGTAAGATTTGCCGCCATCTTCTCACCATGCAGCACATAGTTCATAAATGCAGAACGATACTCGATACTGTTTGTAGGGTCTTCTTTGACAACGCTGCCTACAGAATCAACAATTCCATCTTTAGCACCTGCATGAGCCGCATTATTGAGTACATTTGGCACTTTAACAGCACCTTTCATTGATTCAACATTAGCTTTCGCCTCTGTGTACTGTGTGTACTCATCGTCAAGAGTTTCAACATCCTCCAGCTTTGCCTTATACTCGTCCATTTTGCCATCATCAAGAAGCTGTGTAGCTTCATCGAGCATCTGATTACGATAATCTGCATAATCCTGTCTGCTTTTAAAATTTTTGATTACATTCATAAATTTCATGTTTAAATTTCCCCTTTCATTCTTAAAATTTTGATTTTTTCCTTAGCAACAAAAAAAGCCTCACTTGATTTATCAGCAAGACTTCCTGTTTCTGATTTTTTGATAAGATTTCTTATCTTCGCTTTTGTTTCATCCGGTATGATTCCACCAAATGCATTATTTATGCTAAACGGCATATTGCCGTTTCTGCCTGTTTCTATCAGTTCATCGACAAAACCATATTTCATAGCCGTTTTTACATCAAACCATGACTCTCTATCCATCAGGTCAAGCAGTTCTTTTTCGCTCCTGCCTGTTTTCTGCTGATAAATAGCTGATATAGCTCTGTTTGCCGTCTGTAATATCTGTGACTGCTTATCCATATCATGATAATCACCACTAGCACCGCTTGAAACATTATGAATCATATACATGGCGGTTGGAAACGCTCTCACATGACCTGTTGCACACGCCACGATACTTGCCGCACTACAGCAGGACCCGCTTATATCTGCCTGAATATTACCTTTATACTGACTGATACTATAAGACATATCCGAGCCTGCAAACACATCACCGCCACCGCTGTTAATAACGATAGTTACATCATCACCATTTGCATCCTCAAGCTGTTTATCAATATCTTTCGGACAAAAAGCGTCATAACCAAACCAATCATATATCCACTTATCATCATTGTTTACAATAGTTCCTTTTGCATCAATCTTCACCATCACTTCCACCTCCCTCTTTCAGCTTTCCGGTATCTTTTCTGAGCAGTGCAACATCTCCACCCGGAACAGGTGCAAGATTAAGGTACTGTCTGACCTCATTTATAGTCATTATTCCTCTGTCAACAAATGAAGTAAGCTGCAGTTTTGTACTCATACTTGCAAAAGTAAGATTGCTACTCTCAAATATAATTTTATTTCCAAAATTTCTCTGCTTTCTTGAAAACAATTTCCTTGTATATTCATTTGCCATCTGACATATGACCGGCTCTATCGCAGCCTCGTAGTATGAAATCCACTCATCCTCGTCATAATTTGAATGAACAATCTTATCATTTGTATTAAAAAAGCCATACACTCTCTGTATGGTTCTGTCAGTCTGTGCCGCATTGGGTACATAATCATTAGGTTTTATCTGCTGTGCCTCCGCCTTAGAATCAACTGCTGCCACTCCAAACGATTTTGAAGCTGTATTTAAGTAATTCTCAGCAAATTGTCTTGCCTGCTCTTGTGTATCTTCAGGTCTTAACGATGTTGAACTAAATTTGAGCAGCCACCTTATTACAGCACCATTCTTAACAGCCTTGATAATCCCCTGGTCTGATGTAGTCACAACATTCATAAGTTCTAACAGTGCTTTTCCCGGCGGTTCACCAAAAATATCATTATCGCAGTAATCTTCACGCAAATGAATAATATCCGTGTACGGTATTTCCATCCACTTGCCATTTTGAAAATAAAATTTAAGATAAAGCACCTGATTATAATATTTTGCATCAACAGATGCAGCCGGTATCGGATATAAACCGCAGGGCAGACCAAAATCATCCCTTATTATCAAAATAAAAGCATTATGATTAAGTGCAAGCTGATTTGCAACTTTCTCCTGCAGCATCTGCCCGGACATATACTCGTTAGGTTCTTCCAAAAGATTTTTTATGTATGGCATGGGATTTATAGCAATATCCTTTGAACCATCTTCATTAAATGTTTCCCGGATATGCTTTGCCACCGCCTTACCTATAGCCTTTGTTTTGGGTCTTATACAGGAACGCACTATATCAGACTGATACAGCTTACCATTCCACGCATAAAATCCATTTCCGACATCAGTAATCATTTGGAAAGAGCTTTTCTTACTTATATTTTTAAATCTACTAAAAATTCCCACAATTTCTCCCTTCCAAAAATTTATATAAGAGACAGATATTCTTCAAGGTGATTTTCAAGCATAACATATGCATCCAGCAGACCGGCAAGGCCATCAATTCTCCTTGTAGGACTTGTACCCTTGCAAGGCTGAATATTATTATTTTTATCAATATCAACAGATGTATTGCATATGCACCATTTAAGCACCGGATTGTTGTTGTAAATAATTCTTTTTGCTTTAAGATCAGCACCCAATGATTTCATTGGAGAAGATAAAGTTTTCTTTCCCTGTGCCACCGGCTCCATAACACTACGACCAAATGTATCGTTCATTTCCTCAACAAAATATGTTGCACTCCATGCATCATAGCCATCCTTGAAAAGATAAATATCTTTTTCAAGTTGCATTTCTTTAAACCACTCGACCACATACTTGTAATGTATTTTATTTCCGGGACTGGTTCTCATCCAGCCCTGTTCAATCCATAAATCATAAGGAATTTTATCTTCTTTTACTCGTTGCTCCACCAAATCTTCCGGAATCCAGTACATCTGCTCAACATAGATATTATCATCACCCGGCACCATGAAAAGCATTGTTGCATTTGTCAGGTCATTGGTTGATGACAGGTCGCAGCCACCTATTCCATACCTTGGTTTAAGCTCTGCTATATCAAATGTTGCATGATTATCAATATCCTCAAAATTAAGCCAGCTCTCTGATGATGTCTCTCTGATATTAAACTCTTTGCAAACAAGGTTCTTTACAAGAAGCGGATTTTCCTGAGCTTTTCTTACTTTATCTCTCAGTGTATCTTTATTCTTGATGGTTCCCAAGCCGGGGTTTGCCTTAATCCAGCACTCTTCCTGAACCCATTCCTTACGGCTGTCAAGCTCATAAATAAACGGGAACAGATGTGGGTCTTTATAACCATTATCATCAAAAAGACCATTGATAACTCTCTCAGCTTCATCATACTTCTGGTCGTAAATATCTTCCCTGATAGTGCCTGCCGTAGATGTGATATAGATAAGTGGCTGGTCTCTCGCTGTCACACCGTCTGCCATAATGTCATACAATGCTTTGCCATTCTTCCACTGATGAATTTCATCCATCATACAGCCATGAACATTCAGACCGTCAAGACTATCTTTGTCAGATGCAAGTGGTCTATACACACCATTATTAAACTCCTCACTGGACAGCTTTGACACAAGCGGCTTTATCCTTTTGCGAAGTGCCGCCGATTTAAGCACCATTCTCTTTGCTTCTTCCCAAATGATATTTGCCTGTTCTCTCTTAGTCGCAACAGCATATATCTCCGCTCCCGGCTCTCCATCCGCAATAAGAAGATACAGACCAACGATAGACGCAAGCAGTGATTTACCATTTTTTTTACCAACGATAAAAATTGACTCTCTGCACTGTCTGTTTCCCTTATCATCAATAAAACCAAACACTGCTGCCAAATGTGCCTGCTCCCACAATTCTAAACGAACATCATTTGTCGTTCCCTTTTTATGTTTTGACAATTTACAATAGTTTTCCGCAAACTCTAAAACATGATTTGCTCTCTTTGCCGAGTAATGATATTCATCCGGATTTTTAATATGCCATGCAAGATACTTGTACCATCTGTATATCTTATTTGATACTTTAATCTCACCTTTTTCAATCCTGTCAAAATACTCAAGGATAGGATTGTAATCTAAACAATATCTTCTCATACATCCTCACGCCCTCCAACAAACTCATCAAAGCCATCGTCTTTCTCTACAACCTCAACGGCTTTCGTTTTCGGAAGACAATCCTGCAATATCTTCATTGCCTGGGTCTGTTTCTGAGAAAACTGTAAATAAAGCTGTGCATCAGGACTCTGTTTAGTTCCGTATTGATTTTCGCCATTCTTGTATTCCACTGTAGTTCCGTCACGAATGATATTTTCCCTGAGGTCCTGCATCGTGATACTCATAAAAGCAACATCATCAATAGTAGCAAAGACAAGTTTCTTTTTGTTCTCGTCAATCTCCTTAAACAACCGCTTCAATCTTGCAACTTCTTTTTTCACCCGCTTTTGTTTGTCTAAATACTGCGAAATACTGTCTGCTTTTTCATCCCTCCGCATTGCTTCCTCTTCAATTTCTTCCGGTGTTACCACTCTATTCTCACCTCCTGATACCACACCCCCCTTGTGAAATGACCTGCGTTTCAAATCAATCTGGGCTACCGGTGTTTTTAAAACGCCCCAAACGCCAATAAACAGGGGGGGTTAGAGCTTTGCTATCGGCTGTCCGTTCTCATCGAACATGACAAGCAAGCCCTGTCTCTTGTTATTAACTCCATGCCCATCGAACTTATCATGACAATCCTTACAGACATACTCTAAATTGCCATGATTTAAAGTAATATCAGGATTTAATATGTTCTCAGGTGTAATGTGTGTACGATGATGTACGATATATCCAAGCTGTTTACCACATTCCTGACACATACCTCCATCGACCGCAATCCTCTCACTTATAAAAGACCTCTTACAGTCTTTCCATGCTTTGCTGTGATAAAATTTGTACGCATATTCCTTTGCCATCTCTCAACCTCACTCATTTGACATATCTTTATATTTTGTCAAATCATATTTATCTGTATTCTTTCATTAGAGTGCAACAAAATTATTTACTCCCATTTGACACACCTTTAATATGTCAAATACCGCATATAATAAAAAAAGAAGCTACCTTTTTCGCTTCTTAAATGATAAATTTTTTATTGCTTTGTCCTTATTATCCTGATTTATTCCAATATATCTGAGTGTAATTGATATATCTGAATGGTTAAGTATCTCCTTTATCGTCACTGCATCATGCGTCTGCTGGTACATATGATACCCAAATGTCTTTCTAAGAGTATGCGTTCCTATCTTATCAATATCAAATTGTCTGCCTGCTTCAGATAGAATGTTGTAAGCCTGCTGTCTGGTAATCGGTCTGTTACCTCTTGGAGACTTAAACAGATACTCATAGTCATCCTTGCCATATATATAATCTTTTATGACAGGCTTAAGCTCTGCATTGATAGGAAACCTTTTCTCCTTCCCAGTCTTTTTCTCCCTGATATAAACAGCATCTTTATCTCTGACATCACGCACACGAAACTTTAAAATATCAGATATTCTAAGTCCCGTGTATATACCAAACATAAACATCATATAATCTCTATCGCTCTTACCCTTTAGGTATTCAGCAATATCCATCACAACATCTAAATCTCTGATAGGCTCAACAGTATTCAACCAACCACCTCCCAACAGTACAATAACCGTTATAAGTGTAGAAAAAAAGGAGAAGATATGCATCCTCTCCTTAATCAAAACTACTGTTCCTACTCTTGCGATATTAGCATTATATCACAGATTTGCTTCGTGTGATTCTCATTTTTTTGAAATTTAATAAATTTTTTTATTTCTGCTCATCTATAAACTCACGCATCATTTTGGAAATCTGTGCTGCCTGACTCACTCCCGCTTTCTCACAGGCTTCCTTAAATTCGTCAGCTAACTCTCTTTTTAACTTAAATCCTTTTGTCATATATCCGGCTTTTTTCTGCCACTTGTCAGTCGCCTTTGTCTGTGCTGTTGGCATCATATCACCTCTTTACTTTTTTTTATTTTCCTGCTATTATTTTTATACCAAGGACAGATAGCAGGAAGTTGTAGGTCTGCCCTCGGTTTGGATTGTATAAGCTCTACTTTTTAAGTAGGGCTTTTACTTTTTCCTTTGCGTCTTGCAAGTCTTTGCTTTCTTCCAAGATTGCTAAGATTTTTCTTGTTTGATTTTCCTCTGCTGTATCTTTTAATAATTCCGCTAAGTTCATTTCTTCGTTCTCCATTTCTATCTCCTTTCCTGCCATTCCCTTGCTACAATTATATTATACTATAAGGTTACCCTTATGTCAATAGTTTTTTTTATTTATTTTGTTTTTTTTAAAAAGACGGTCTTTCGACCGCCTAGATTAACTTTACCTTTTGCATTGTAAAAATAATAACATAGTTAATAGTACAAGTACAGCACGGAAATAGCACACTTCATACTGTTGAAACCAATAGTTACATTTCATTATCTTGATACTCCTAATCTTGCCATCAATGCCTCCTGCAACACCTTAGAAACATTGATATGTGATTTTTCTGCTTCCTGATTTAACCAATTTGGTAATGTTACATTTTAATGATTTATATTTTATTGTAACATCTCATTTATACATGAGATAAGAAACTTTCTTGCTTCATCATGATTTATATTTTTTTCCTTTGAAACAGACTCCGTTACAGCCTCAAATATATATACCAACATTGATATTTTATTCAGCAAACTTCCTGTTATAACAATTTTTATCTTACTCTTTATACTTTTACAAATTACAATTCCCATGTTATTTCTCCTTAATCTTTGATATAATATGTTAAAATATTTATGAAAGGTTGTGTTATTATGACAAATGAAACTAATCCTATTATTTCAGGTATTGGCAAAGCAATAGAAAAAAATCCACAAATATATGATGATGCATTAAAACCCACTGCTTCAATCATTCATTCTTAGTTTTTACCTTTACTACTCACCTCTCATATATCTTCATTTTGTCACAACATATTCCATTATCCTCGGCATCTTCTCTCTGCAAACCGCTCTAATAACCATAATCGCTTGTTTAATGCCGTCACAAAAGCGGTCATTATATTCCGCATCAAAGTACGGTGCAATCTCTTCCACATATTCATCAAAGTTTGCATAAGAGTATTCCTGTTCATCCTCAAGTTGTTTTATCAAATCGACAATTCCACCAATTAAACAGTTAAAACAACTATCATATAAACCACACTTTTCTTCCTGCTCATCGCAAAACGCTTCTTTTGACTCCTTTATATCGTCCAGTCTGCCTAACAGCTTACACTCAAAGCTCTTTATATGCTCTCGCCGTTCTGCCTCCTGCCTTTTTGCTTCTGCCTCAATCAACTGTATAATTTCTCTCTGTCCCTGCACTGCTGCACAATCTTTCTGGTCTGGGTGCTGCTTTAAAAATGTATCAATCCTGTTTTCAAAAACTTTTATAAGTATTTTTTCATCAATCACTCTTCTGTTCCTTCCTTAACTCTCACCATAATTCTGTTTTCCGGGAATGTATGCGTACATTTAACATACTTGTTTTTATTGGCATCCAAATCGGCTTCATCAATGCTTATAAACTTTCCCTGTGTATCTGCAAAGACCATATGTGGCTGCTGTATAACATCAATAACCACGCTCTCAAGATATTTTAATTTCAGTGCAATCCTGTTCTTTTCTCTCACCGCATCCCCTTTTTCTTCACGAAGTCTTGTTTCTACCGCCTTGAGCTGTTCCACATTTATTTCCAAGTTTTTCACATAATCAAACTTTTTTATAATCTTAATTAACAATTTATTAAACATATCAACATCCTCCAATTTTCTTTGTTTCAGCTTATTTTTGCTCTTTCCTCTCTATCCTTTTCCGTCTGTAAAAAAATCATATACTGGCCATATGAAAGTCCAAGTTTCTTTGCTTTGTCATTAAAGCTTGCAAGCTCTCCCATATGCTTTTCTTTTTTCTTTTCCTCCACTCTTTTTGCCTTTTTCTGTGTTTTTCTTTTTTTATACATCTGTGCATGTCTTTTTTTACGCTCATACTCACGACATTCAACGGAACAATAATGCTGATTTCTCGCATTAACAGTAAATTGCTTTCCACATCCTATACATTTACTTTTTTTCTTTGTCTGTTTCATTCCTGCTCCTTTCCGGGAGCTGCACCACACTCCCAGCTTTATTTGTGATGTTAATTTTCCTACAGCTATTCACAGCTATATTTAAAAGTGCATTTAAAACTTTTTTGCTGTCAAAATTATTATTTGTCTACTTCATCTAATAACCACTGAATTTTGCATTCAACACATACATCTCTACAATACTTTTTACCTTGAACACACAACGCCCGCTCATCTCTTCCAGTATAAGGACAATCTATATGATAATGAACCACTGCTTCTTCTTTTGCACCACCATCATCAATATTTATTCTTTCAAACTCCAAGCCCTCATCTTCCATGATATCCATTAAAATATTTATTAAAAAATTTATATTCTTCATTTGAAATCACCTCACTAAATTTCTTGCTTGTCGGAATCCGACAAATCAGCCACGTTGCAACAAACGCTGTTCAAGCTCATTAATATCTGATGAACTTATATTTCTTTGATTAAATGAATTAAACTGATTTTTCTTTTTAGTTGAATATCCTGACTTTGTATTGCCTGACGGCTTTTGGTCTGCCCGCTCTGTCTTATTCCAATAATCAGCAGTGCTTTTCCAGTTTATTCTCCTGCCATACTTGTCTTTCCAATCAATACGGTCATAATATTCAAAAAACTTCTCAGGATTTATTTTTAAGCTGTTATTTGCAACATAATCTTTTACCTCCTGAAGCGTTGGCACTATAGATAGAGTGTTAGTATATTTACTATTACTTTTACTATGTTTTAAAATGTCTGCATTTTCGTCCAAAATGTCTACATTTTCGTCTAAAATGATTACATTATCTGATAAAAGGGCGACTTTAACTAAGAGGTATGCTCTCTTCATTTTTACAGCTTTTCTTCTTTTGGTTGCAAAAAGAAAATTTTCCTGAATTTCCTCGGAAGTTAAAATTCTATTTTGCTCAAGCTGTTCCAATGAAAAGACACCCCACCTTGCACAGCAGTTCACTATTTCATTTATGCGATTGACCGCCCTGTCACCCCCGCCAAACATTCGTGACGAAAGTGACAACGCTTTCTCTCGCTGCCATTCACAATAATAACCATGTACTCCGTATATCTCCTGAAGTAACGCATATATGACGGCGTGTGCCTTTAACCCACACTCTGCTGTTACAAGTTCAATGTTTTTATCAGCCGCACATTTTACCGGAAAGTAATCAATACCCTCTTTTCGGTTCATGGTGCGTCCTCCTAAATCTAATCAAACAGGCTTATTTTACAAAGGCAAGGAAGACATCCGACCAACTGACACCGTCCGAATAGCCGGCACCTTCCCTTAATTACGGCACATATACTCCCCCTGATTTCTCAGTTAAAAGCATACACACCAAAAAATAAAAAATATATTATATTAACCCATATATTTTCCCTGAATAGTTGAAGTAAAATATACAAGCTAATTACAAAAAATAATAAATATCATGAGGTCCACTTACCTCTACGATGTTTTTCTACTGCCCTGTATTTTCTGGGCATCTCTGAATAAAAACTTTCTTCCTTGAGCTTGTCCAACTTACAGAAAAACTCACTTCTTTTTCTATAAAAAGTTGCCTGACTGCAATGCACATGCTCCCTTTTACAAAGCTGCTGAAAACTCATGTCAGGCGTTGTACAATATCTAATGATCGCACCTGCAAGATCTGCATCAGTCAACCTTGCAGCTTTCTCAATCAAATCAACTTTACTGCTAAGTAAAGCAAGTCTAATGGCCACATCTTCAACTGGAGACTCATTATTATGAGCATGAGGCATCCCATCATAATTTAAACCTGCAATGCCCAATTGACTCTCAATATCTCCTATCTGAGCCTTCCATGAATCATACTGGTAGCAAAAATACTTTAACTCCCGGTATTTAAACCGGTTTAGCCTTTTCAAAGGCTTATCATCTCTCCTCATTACATCTCCCTTTATGTTCTTCAATCGTGTGGCATGGTGCCTCTGTTTCCACTGCACCACTACCACACTTACTGCACTTTTCATTCACTCGTCTGGTACTCCAAACTTTTCTGCCACAATTGTGGCATGTAACTACAAAGAATGGATCACCGGAATGATAATGGTTATCTTTTATCTATTTTGTTCTCCTTTCTCTTGATTTTCACCCGCGCATCTACTATACTTATAGTAAGAGCTGTCACCACAGCCCAAAAAAGAAGGGAGATGAGCAGATGAAAAAGAAACTTTGTTCATTAGCTTTAAGTATTTGCCTTGTAATAGGTTCTATCTCATATACTGATGTACCTGTACAGGCAAAAACTTATGTATACTATGTTCCGGGTTCAAGCTATGCGTATCATCCAAACCGCAATTGCAGAACCCTAAAACGAAGTAAACATGTTAAGAAGATTACACTTAAAAAAGCGAAATCTCTTCACCTTAGGAAATGTAAGGTCTGCCACTAAACTGACTTTACATTTTGAGCTTTGGCACAGGAATACTACTTTCCTGTGCCTTTTTATTACTTTACAACAATCTCGTTTTCATCCTGTTCTCTTGTATATCCAAGCTGTGCCATATAGCTGTCAGCAAACCTTGTAAAGCATTGTTTTCTTATGTACTGCTTCTGCTCCTCTGACAAATCATTAAAATCTACATACCCACCATCTTTAGTTGGCACAAGAATCTTATGCGTTATCTTTTTCTTTTTTGCCATACTTCCCACCTCTTTCACTTTTGTTTAATTCTATGAGAATACTCTGTCCACTTTGCCTGTCTACATCTGCAAAATAGCAGCTATCTGAGCAAGTTTTACATCGCTACTTCCATCATCACACACAACCTTTGCTACAGCCTCAACAAGATACTCCTTGCAAAGCAGTTCATTAAGATGTTCAGCCTCCACTTTAAACATTTTTCTTCTTCTACTCATCGTCTTAATTCTCCTTTTCATAAATTTGCAACAATACGAACATTCAAGTAATAACCAGCTTTTTGCATATTAACAATCCTTTTAACAGCTTCCTCAATCTTATTAAGACTATCCGGAAAACGATTATTTTTACAATTCACTCTCAAATAAAGGTCAATTGCTTTTTCAGGATATTTATTATCTTCCATCAGCTCTCTGACCTTTCCATCATCTAATGTATCAAGTAGAGCTTTGCCTTCTTCAAACTTCCCCTCAGAGAAAAGTTTAAAAACTTTTTCCTCGACCTCATGTCTGTGGTCGATTTCTTTCTGGAGTTCTTTTGTTCTTGCAATCATCTTGTCTAAACGATTATGTTCTTTTGCTTTATCCATCGCTCTCACCTCGCTTCTTGATTTTTGCACCCCATCCCCCTATACTTTTAATACAGGCTATTGCTGTAACCGAGTATCAAAGAAAGGAGAACTTTATATGTTTGATGACTTTTCGCCACCAAATGTTGTCACCAAAGCAAAAATTGGTGATTTTACTCTACATTGTGTTGCTTATAGAAAACTCACAAAATCTGAACTTAAACACTGTGCTTATAAATGGCTTAAACAAAATCATCGTCGTTCTTTTCCTAAAACGGGTTCAGGCAAAATCATTACAATTTACGGACATGATATTGAATAATCGAAGCCAAAATAAGTGCATTTTCTTTATCCAATTTTATAACCGCCCCTTCAATATCAGACATAATTGTTATTGTTCTACCGACATTATCAGGAATAAGAAAATAATCTGAGGTTTCCAGCGGTGCAGGTTCTTCTTGCACCGCTTTTTCTATAGCTTTTATCTCATCATTGCTAATAATATCAGCATAATTTTCAGACTCTTTCACACCAATATATTTTTTTGTAACTTCAACATTTTTATGTGAAAAAATATCTTCTATACTATCACTCAACTACTCTCACCTCCTTTCTTTTTATTACATGTTCGTTACTGGCTGCATATTCAATGTTTCTGCAAACTTAACACCTTGTAAAAAAATAAACATGTTATTGAGCTCACTATCATTCATTTTCTTAATGAGCTTTGTTATGTTGTCTACTTCCGGCTTGTCCTCTGTTTTAATAAGAGTGTCCATATCTTTAGACATAATTGCCATCTCCTTTCTCATATCTCTGCTTCAAATGTTTTTGTATTGTTGTTTATGTGACTATTATATGTCGCATAAGCAAACTTGTCAACATCTTTTTTGTTGTTTTTGTGACTTTTCAATTGACATTTTATTTTATGGCTGTTATGGTATAAATAGAAAGTGAGGTGTACATAATGAATGAGCGTATTAAGCAACTTAGAAAAACGCTTGGATTTACTCAGCAAGAATTTGCCGAACGGATAGGCGTTAAACGAAACACAATAGCACAATACGAAACTGGCAGAAATGAGCCAATAGGTAGTGTTCTTAATCTTATATGCAAAGAATACAATGTAAATCCCGATTGGCTTCGCAACGGTTCCGGTGAAATGTTTATAAAACCTGCTACTTTCTCGTTAGATGAGTATGCACAGACGAATAAACTTAATAAAACCGAAATTTCTATTATTCGTGGTTTTATGGAATTAAACCCTGATACACGACAGGCGATTTATAACGTCTTTTCTAATGCCTTTAATGATGAAGAAGATGACATACTTAAGTATGATGAAATACCGACAGCCGCAGAAATTGAAGCAAACTATTCACCTATAGCTGCCGAGGACTTAAAAGGAAAGAATATCGGATAAGCACCCGACTTATAGTTTCATTTATATTGTATTACTATAAGTTGCGTGCTACCTTTAAAATTAAGATTATAATACAGCGTGTTATTATATTTGCAATATATAGCATATATCTTGATACTTTTATAATGTATGTACTTTCTTTTCATACTTCTCACGACCTTCCAGTTTTGCCGGGTGCTGTGAAAAGTATAAATTTAAAAGGAGATAAGAAACTATAAACTAAAACAGGAGGACTTTTATATGCCTGTAATCAGCAGATTTTATGGTATTGTAATAAAAATGTATTTTAGACAAGCAGAACACAATCCACCACATATTCATGTAATATATGGCGAATACTTAGCAGAGATTGATATAAACACTGGTGAAATGCTTGTTGGAGATTTACCTAAAAGAGCATTGAAAATGGTGCAGGAATGGACACATGCAAATCAAGCTGCACTGCTTGATATTTGGAAAACTCAAAATTTTGTAGAACTTCCACCATTGGAATAACTGCAACATTTTATGGAGGTGATATTT